TCTCACCATACTTATTTTTCCATTCGTACAATGTTTTAGTTGTTATCCCCATGTTGTGGGCTATCTGCTCATCAATCAATCCGTCTCTTGCCCATCCTTGAATCTTAATAAGGCCATCTTCAGACAGCCATTCGTGATATTTGCCTTTTGCCATAGCCTTATCCTTTCTACGTCATACACACATTGGAAACTATCAGCCGGAAAGCTAGTACATGGAAAGATTAAACACAAAAGGAGTACTCATATGAATTGAATAGTTTTAGGGTGATTTCAAATGTTAAGCTGATAGCTTCGAATGTATGTACAAAAAAACCACAAGCATTTCTGCCTATGGTTTTCGCCTACGCCCATTATACTGTATTTTTTCAATAGACATGTCTATTTTTTAAAAAAAGTATGTTTAATAAATTTATAGCCCCCATACAAAATTAAGAGGAAAGCTATAACAAGTGTGATTTCAATTATAAAAATGGTATTTGAATTATCATCTATTACTTTGATGAGATCATTTATAAATCCACCAAACATTTAATCCCTCCATTCACTGTTTTAATTTATTGTTCACCGTATCTAGCGCTTTCTTATAAGACACTGTATTTTCAAGTTCATTAAAATCTGTTATACGAATCTTAAATAAATCCTCTGTTGTAACACCTTGACCTGTAAAATCTCTTTTTAAACTACATATAATTCTATTAACATAAATTAATGTAGTTATATTATTTAAATCTCGTTCTTTTTGTTCATTTCCAGAAATTAAAGTTTGATTATCATCAGCATCCGATTCAGATTTCAAACTATAAATATGATTCATGAACAATCCGCAAATCTTTATAGTTTCCGCAGACCCATATAAAATGGTTTTTTTAATTAACTTCAAGATATTGTTTGTTTTATTTAATGATTTTACTTTTGCATCAGTGTCAATCAATAGATCTAACCATTCAGAAAACAGATCTCTAACATCTTTTCCACTAATTTCTCTAAAATAGATTTCTCTTTGTAGTTCCTTTGAACTCTTTGATTTATACTTTTCCACAACAAGATCAGACACAGTTGATGGCAATTTCGATATAGCACCATATAGCAGTGTCAATAAAACAATTACTACAACGTTAAATATAGTATTCCACATTCTATAACCTCCAGCAAAATTCACCCTGTTTTCATTATAGACTTTTATCGATAAATATCACTCTTTTATTCAAAATATAGTACTTTATCGCTGGATTGCCATCAATGTTATTTAACTTAACTTACCAACTTGATAAGTACATTTTCAATTTGTTTATTCATGCTGTCCTTGTTGCTACACATCTCTGCTGCCAATTCCCTTAGTGTCTTTTTGTATTTGTATCGTTGCTCAAGTAGCTGCATGTCTTCTTCATCCAGCTTGTTCAACTTCACTTGCACACGACTAATCAAGTAAAGCAGGTCTTGCTTTTGCTTTATAAGTTGGTCCTGTTCCTGGAATAGTTCAAGCATATTAATGTCGCTATAAATCCTAGTTCCCTTCTGGTACTTTGCCTCTTCTGGACTCACGATTCTAGGACTACCAATCGAAGTTAACTGTGCATCAATCTCAGCAATTCGCTCGTTGACCATCTCAAGTTGTTTCTTGTATTCGTAATGATTGCGTAGCTCACGATCAATTACTTGTAGGTCTTCTCTGTATGGATCTTCGTTAATCATTCCTTACTTCCCTCCTTCAGCCTTTTCTGTAGGCTGTTTCGCTTTACTTGCAGCTCGCTTAATTGAATCACCGACTTACTTATCTCTTGATCATCTGACAGCCCATAATGATGTTGTGCGACAAGCTGTGCTCTTCGCGATAAGAGTGCTAGATTGCTCAGTTCTAAATTTTCTTTATTCTTATCCAAGAACGTTACAGTGTAGTCCTTTGGAATAGGACCATTCGCTTCTTCCCAAATAAGTCTGTGTGTCAGCTTCCACTTATTTGGTTCAGCCACTTTTGTTTGGAAGTAACCATCCGTATTTTTGACAGTTGTCCCTACTGGAAGATGGTTCTTAGGACAATGCCCTTTTTTAAATCTAGTCTTCTCGCTGTTTGGAATTCTGAAACTGTGATCGCCCTTATGTTTGTCAATTCTGCCTTTTTCAAACCAACCAGTTAAACCACTAGAAACATTGTGATTCTTTTTCCAAACTTTTATCTGTTTTACTCGGCGTTGCTCTCCAAAGCGTTCATTGAATTTATTTGTTAGTTCTACATTTCCTATTCCCTTAGCATTATCATAGATCCATTGTTCTTGTTCATCAGTGAATACTCTGTTACTTGGCTTCATGAGTTTTACTCTCTAAAAGCATGTCAGGAATCTGCACAGTATCACGTCTTCCCCATTCCATCTGCGTCTTCGTTGCTTCCAATGCTGTTTTTGCGTTGTTAACAAGAACATTGCCAACTTTTGTGATTGCATCAGCTCTTGCTATCTCTTTTTCAAGTTCTTCCTGCGATAGATCCTCATCGCCTAGTCTTTCTAGCTCTGCAAAAAGGTGATTATTCAAATCCATCAATGTATTTCTTGGCATTTCATTAGCCCTCCTAAAGTTTATTTCTTCTTTCCATGAATGCTTGTTCGATTAGACCTTTTATGGTCTCGACTGCTTTTATCTGTTCTTCGTATGGGTCACGTCCATACATTTTTTTCTTTGCTTGAAGAAGTGACAATTCTGTTTTGAATATTTTTCTAAGGTCTTCTATTGAAAAAATCGGTGTTTCGATAGCCTCAAATACATTCATCATTATGTAACAACACCTCTACTATTCGCTTGAACTTTTGTTCCATCAGAAATAAGTCAAAGCTATTAACATCTGTGTGTTGATTGTTTCTGAGTGCTTTCTTAGTTGCTTCGATTTTTTCGTATAGCTCTCGACCTTGGTCTTTTAGTTTTTTAAGTTCTTTATACTGAATCATCTATCTCCATCTCCTGCTGATCTAGCTAGGCTAGTTACAACAATTCCGAAGAAATAGCCTAGTACAAAACATACTGCTCCTGTTAGAAACATTATTTTTCACCTACTTTCTTGATTTCTATCATCACTCCTGGATGCCAAGTCCAAATCTTGCAGAGATTCAGCTGGACGATATTTTTGTCGTCTTTGAAAAATCCCAGTTCCTGCATTACATCCTGTAGCATCTTGTTCGCATTATCTAAATCGGGTTTGTTGGTACATGGTTCGCCGTTTTTATGTTTGCCAGCAGGAAAGCCCCAGATGATATTTAACGAAATTGGACCATCAAGAGGTTTATCAGGAACATACGCAGCTAAATGAGCACGATACTTATTCTTTGCATCGACTACACTGCTATTTGCATAAATAGTCTTGGTCTTGAAGTTGACCTTTTTTTGTTGCGCCGTAGTAGTCGGTGGAATCATTTGTAGAAATATCTGCATTATTACTTTTCATCCTCTTCTTTCTTTCTCGCGCGTTAGGGATGGTGTTGGGATGTTTGGAACACATGGTTGGCAATTTCAAGCCAACCTGTGTCCAATCTCCCTACATCCCTGTCCCTGGACAGACGTTTATATATACGTAGTATATATAGGTTGTCCGTGTCCAGGGTGACAGTATAGACATCATAATAATTTGTCCATACTGTCCAAGGTTACTTTCGGTATAGACAAGTAATCTATTTGTCCATACTGTCTAGGGTTTTGACTATGACAGAATCTTTGCCTGGAGTTTCGATTGTTTTGAATCTTTCTTTAAGTTCATTCAATCTTCTTTGCACGGTTTTTTTACTCAGTAAAAGTTTATCTGCCATCATTTGCATTGTTACTTCACCATGTTCGAACGACAGTTCTTCAAACGCTAAGTTAAACTGTGTTTCACGTTCTACTTTCTCGTTTTTCTGTTTCTCTCTTTTTCTATCGTTCTTTTCTTCTTGAGTTAAAGGCTTTCCTTTTCTCCATCCTGACGTTTCTTCGTCAAGTGGTATATCAGCAAGCACTCCTGTCGTATCAACTGTATGAATCGGATGGTTGAACCATATATCAGTTTGTTGCGGCTTAGGGAATTCTCTAAGCGTCATATCAACGCGCCACGCTGTCATTTGTGATGCCTTTAACTCCGCTTGTTGTGTGATGATTTCAATCTGCTTATCGTTAAGTTTTTTCTTGATTGTCACAGAATCATACAAATGGCCACCCATCTGTTTTCTGCTCATAAAATCATCGTACGGAATCGTTTCGTAGTATTCTGGGCTGTATTGCTTTATGACTCTTGCCCATTCATCGCATACAGCTTTGTTTATCTGTTGCTCCGTAACACCATCGTTTAAAGGTATCTGAATGAGGTCTATCATTGCATCCGGATCGCGTGCGAATACGCCCGAACCACTGGCTCTATCCATTGACTTCTTGCCACCCTGTGAGCCTTTTGAGTGATGGTGACAGTAGATAACAGCACAGTTTAATGCACTGGCAACTTTATCAAACTGATTGGTAAACTTGGCCATTTGCTCGGCACTATTTTCATCGCCTGTAATGACTTTATAAATTGGGTCGATAATAACAGCAATGTAATTCTTTTTCTGTGCACGTCTAATTAACTTAGGCGTTAACTTATCCATTGGTACGGCATTGCCACGAAGATTCCAAATTTCAACATTTCTTAGGTTTGGTCTTTGAATTCCTAACTTTTCGTACACATCTTTAAATCTGTGTAAGCAGCTGGCGCGATCCAATTCAAGATTTATGTATAGAACTTTACCTTGCGCGCAATCCCATTTATTAAGCCACTTACAGCCCTCTGCAATCGCAATCGTTAACTCAATCAATGCAAATGACTTACCTGCTTTAGATGGCCCTGCTATAAGCATCTTATGACCTTGTCTAAGCACGTCATTGATTAAACATGGCGCTAATTCAGGAAGATTGCTCCAATCATCTTCAAGACTCTCTGGATCAGGTAAATCATCGTTAATTGATTCGATGTATTCTACCCAATCATTCCAGGACTCTTTTCCGATATTAGTTGCGATGAGGTACTGTCGATTGTTAACACGTTCGAAGCCAGGCATTCTACTTAAACGGCTTGGGTTCTTGGTTGATGTATCTACATCCAATCCGTTCTGTTTGCATACTTTGAACAAGTAATCTACTCGTCTTGAGTATTCCTTTTCATTTGATGCTTCGATACGTACAATTGCATGAATGCTCTTGTTACCCGAGTGAACTAAAGCAGCGATTGGTAATTCGAGCTTTGTCATGAGTGAGTATTGCATATCGATGTTTTGGGTGTCTGATTCGACAAGTGCATATTTGAAATCAGTAATATTATCGATTTTGCAACCTCCACCATCCATAGGGTTAAAACTTATCCATGCTCCACAATTGTGATCGTAATCATAGAACACATCTTCAATTCTTTTAGCATGGTCTAGTTCATCCATTAATCTGCCTGCAGTTCTGTCATAGTTTCTTTGACCAGGATGATATTTGCCATCCTGATCTTGGAAACATTTGACACAATAAGCAACGTGATCATTAGGAGCGTAAATAACTGATAAATACTTTCTAATATCTTCAACTGGATTCCAATTCTTGACTTCAGGTAACTTCTCATAATCCATCATGCTTTTATCAATGACACGGTAGTTAAATTCAATGGTTTCGCCATCGAACAATTCCCTTGCACCACCTTTAATGATTGGTTGATAATCTGCAGAAATATACCCATTTTCACTTGCCATCTTAAAGATGGTATTACCGGTGATTCCGGTATTGATGAATGAATTCCACTTCTTTTCACATTCGCCTGCATGATAGCGGCCACCATCTTGTGATGACCATCTATCCCATACGTCTACTGATGCACCTTCATATTTCAGAGCCATACCTACGTTACACCACTCTTGGTAGTTCAATAAGCTTGGATCTATATATTCAAGTGCTGCGCTTAAATCTTCTAATCTATCTTCCATATACTAATTTCCTTTTGGCGTATATTCTGCAGGGTTAACTCCTGACGGTATTCTCCAGTTGTTAGCAGAAATGCGTGCAATCATATTGTTTGCTTCCGTAAATTCCCATGTACCTACATGAGCAAATCCACGTCCTTCTAAGAAACGAATCTGCTTAGGTGTAGATAAGCCGGCATCACGACGTTTCTGCAATCTATCCATGATAAGTGCGGCTTTACCTGCATTTTCAATTTCATCAGCAAAGATTCCAAACTTCTCTAGTGCATCTTTTTGTTTCTTGCTGACTGGTGCCATTTCCCATCCAAATGAAGGAGTATATCCGGTTAAGTCTTCAGCTTGAATACTCATTTCAAATTGCAATGGATCTACGAGCTTACGTTTGCGTGTCTTCATTTCTTCGAGCTGTGCCTTTAGGGCTTCTTCTCTTTGTGCTTGTACATCTGAAGATGCTTCTTTTTCTGCTTCTTCAATGTCTTCAGGACAACCGCTTTCCGCAAGATTTTCGGTCATCTTTTTGGCCACTTCTTTATCCGTACAGATGATGTCTGCAGGTCTACAGAGCTCATGTCTTTCAGACAGCCATAAGAAGTCCAGGATAAGCAAATCTTCTTTCCCTGGAGAAAGTCTTGTTCCTCTTCCTACCATCTGACAATAAAGGCTTCTAACCTTTGTTGGGCGTAATACAACGATGCAATCTACATCAGGACAATCCCAACCTTCAGTAAGTAACATTGAGTTACAGATAACGTTGTACTTGTTATCACTGAAATCTCTTAAAATCTGCTCACGATCGTCTGAATTACCATTGACTTCCGCTGCCTTGAATCCATGATTTATCAAAATATTTTTGAACTTCTGCGATGTAGCAATCAATGGAAGAAACACAACTGTCTTTCTATCCTTGCAGACTGTTTCCATTTCCGTAGCGATTTGCTCAAGGTATGGATCTAACGCTGTTCCTATTTCGTTTGCCGAAAAATCACCTGCAGTAACAGAAACGTTGTTCATATCAATCTTGAGTGGAACGGTTTGCGCTTTGATTTTGCATAAGTATCCTTCTTTAATTGCCTGTACGATTGAGTACTCATACGCTAATGATTGAAATAGACTGCCTAATTTACGCATATCAGAGCGTTCTGGTGTTGCAGTGACACCTAATACATTTGCTTGGTCGAAGTGTTCTAGAACGCGTGTATAAGTGTCTGATACTGCATGGTGTGCTTCGTCGACAATAATTGCATCAAAATAATCTTTATTAAACTTAGCAAGACGGCTAGGTCGCATAAGTGATTGAACGCTACCAACCACAACACGATTCCATGTACCTAGACATGACTGGTCTGCTTTTTCTACAGCACATGTAAGTCCTGTCATTCTGTGGAGTTTATCTGCAGCTTGATCAAGAAGTTCGCCACGATGTGCCATTACTAGCACTCGCTTACCTTCTTTAACTTGATCCTCAATTACTTTTGAGAAAACGACCGTTTTACCACAACCGGTAGGAAGAACGAGCAGAGTGTTCTTGACTCCGCTCGCCCATTCCTTTTCGATTGCCTGTCTTGCTTGTTCCTGGTACGGTCTAAGCTCCATTAGAAGCGACCGTTAGACCAGTTTCCTGCGTTAGGTGTAGGGTTGCCAGCTGTAGGCATTGCTTCAAGCGGTAACATCTTCTTAATATTGTTGTATTCGCTCTTACCATCACTGCCCTTGCGGTGATTAATTTCAGCACGTCCGCGCTTTCCAATCACAACTTCTTTTCTCCAATCAAATGTGATTGGTTCACCTTTCTTATGCATGCCTACCGCATCATAGAATGATGCAATCATGCCTAAGCAACCTTGATTGTTGTACATGTATAAATTGTGTTTTAAATCAACATCGCTACCATCTGTTGGATCCTTAAAACGTAATGTCAAGATAACTTGCTTGCATGGTCCGATTTTCCCTGAACTCTTTGGACCAGGTTGATAACGTGTTTCATCTAAATCAACGACTGTGAAATCATAAGTTCCTTCTGGAAGTAAAACATACCCTTTGTCATAGTCTCCTAAATCTGCAGCGGAGACTGTCATTCCATCCATTAATTCTCCGCTCTGTTGTTGTGGTGCTGCCTGTTGGCCATATGCATTTTGCGCATATGGATTTTGATAATTGTTGTTATACTGTGTCATTTTATTTTTCCTCCTATGTTAAAATGGCAAATCTCTATCTGTTTGAATCAATTCCATTACTGCTGGCCATGCTCCAATCAAACATCCTTGAATAAATTCAGGATCATAATTCTTGATTGGTGTATCTTTCGTGAAATATCCCTTTATCGATACTGCACGTTGAATTTCTGATGGATGCACTTGTTTAGACTTCATTAAGTCGGTTAACGCTTTTGGTAGTTCAGCCATGATCGCTTCTTCTTCAGCAGTGTATGGTGTTGGCTTCCATGTAGAATCAATTGATAAATGTGTATCTGTGTTTGTTGTCCAGTTATTCACTTCAGGAATTGGTTGTTCTACAGGTTTAGTTTGTTGCGTTGTTGTTATGGTATTAACTGCAGGTTGCTCTTTAATTTGTTCAGTTGCCTTAACCTCATAGTTGTCACTGAATAGATGTGCAATCGGTTCGAAATCTAGTGGTAGTACTTCCGGAAGTCCAAAGCGATTTTTTGCATCCCATGTAGCTGCATGTTCTGTGTACATGATTCTTTCTTTTCCGCCAGTTGCTTTCTTTTTGCCTGTTGTCTTATCAGCCACTAAGAATTCGCGGTAATTGCAGAACAGAATCAAGTCAGCCCACTCTTTAACTAGCTGGCAGTTATTGCCGTTCTTAGCTTGTTTTAGCTTTAATTCGTAACGATCATAGCTGCCTGTTTCTTCTGGTTTTGTAATCGTTCTGATGACCATGTGTGCAATCAGGACAACGTTTACGCCACGATTGATAACTTCTGTCAAAAGATTGAGTAATCTACCCATTTCTTCATTTAAGTATGTATAACCTTTTGACCACCCAATATCCTCGATACCATTGACCTTCATGCCTGCACAGATCATTTCAATAGCTTTTGCTTCTGCCCAGTCGATTGAGTCAATAACTAGTGTTTTGTATCCTTGTGGATTGTTTAGAAACTCTTGTACTTCTGACATCAACATTTGCCAAGAAGTTGGATATGGATAACGTGCAACGTTAAGAGCTCCAGAACCATTCTCTGCATCGATGAATAGTGGTTTAGGAAACTTACTTGCTAAAGTTGTTTTACCAACACCTTCCGTACCATAGATGATTACTTTTAGTGGAGTTTTCACAACTCCTGTATTGATTTCAAACATTAGAATGTACCTGCCTTCCATGCTCCTGCAGGCTTGATTTCAGTATCTGCAGTTTTATTTCCTGACTTATCAACTGAATAGCCATCTTCGATGAAGATTGAACATTCATCACCTGTAGAAACTCTTGTCGCAATTGCTTGCAGATTGTTTTCCTGCAGCCAATGCCCAAACTCATTCATCGTGTCAATGTCCATCTGCTCAAGTTTATCCAGGAGAACAAATCCACATTTTGGATTCGTTTTTCTTACGATTGCTGTAGCAACTTTTAACTGGTCTGATCCAGACATGTTGTCCCAGCGTTGCCCTTTATAAACTAGCTCACCATTATCTACAGATAGATTTTGTAGTGGCATTTCAACTCCGTTTAATAACTCCATGCGTGCTTTACGGACGTCTTCAAGTTGTGTTGTTAGATCGCCATACTGCAGTTTGTACTCCTCTGCTTCAGCCTGTGCTCGTTGTTTATTTAAGTTGTCGCGAACCTTAGCATTTGTAGAATCAATATTGGCGATACTCATTTCAAGCTCTGCAGTAGATTCATCCTGCAAATCCTTAGCGTTTGTATTTGCAATAACTAAATCATTTGCAATCTCGGTCATTTGTTCTTGCATTGCGTTTAAAGCTTTAGTAGTTTCTGCAATGCGTTGTTCTAGCAATGTTTTCTGTGCTTCAAGATTTTTAACTTGATTGCGCAATTCTTGATTATGGCCATTGCGTGTAAGAATTTCTTGTTGCTGTCGAATAAGCTCTGCAGCACTGACGATTTCATCAGGAACACCGTCCCACTGGACCATCTCATCTGCATACTTTTTCTTTTGGTCAGCAATACGACCAATCTCTGTGCGGCGATTGTAAAGTTCAGCTTCTTGTTTATCGAAAACTGATAACTTATCGCCCACGCCGATAATCTGTAATAATGTGTTAGCTTTATCCTTTGTTGTTGAATTCATAAACTTTGGCAGATCCAAAGCAAATGTACTGATAAATGAATCTAATAGTTTTTGACCACCCTTTGCGCCTGTTGAATCTAAAACCTTTAATGCGCTATTCTTTCCGGAGCGTTCTACGATGATTCCATTAGAAAGTTCGATATGAAGCCTCGGCGGAATCATTGAGCCTTCGCGATCAGGCTGTGAAGGCTTGTACTTCTCACCACCTAGAGCCCACGTTATTGCGTCTAGCACGCTTGTTTTCCCTTGGTTGTTCTTCCCACCAACCACAGTCAACCCGCTTGCTGTAGGCTCTAATTTAACTGCCTTAACGCGTTTCACGTTCTCTAGTTCGAGACTGTTGATTTTGATTGTTTCTTGTTGTTCTTCTTTTTGCATTTGATATCCAACTTCAAATAAGTTTGGTTCACTCATTTTTTCTTTCCTCCTTTTATGAACGATGAATTGTTGTAAACGCTATTGCTTTCCATGAACAATAAGCGATGTTTATTTCTTTTTTGTAATCGTTGTTGTACGTGATTGTTACGGACTCTGCAGACTCACGAAATTCTGTGTCTTTTTCATCCCAGTTCACTTTTACCGATTTGACTTTGCTATCGCATGCTTTTAGCAATGTTTCGAGTGCGAACTCGAACTCTCTACGCTGGTTGTCCGTCTTCATTTTCTGCACTCCAATCTAGATTTTTGATTTTCTCAACTCTCTCTAAGGCTTCGACGTACTGACGGTTAAAATCAGGGCCATCGTATGGAACGATTTCAATGTCTTTTAGCCATGCATCACGCTTAGCCATTCTTCCGTTGTTTTTGAAATGAAACTGCATTGATTTCATCTTTCTCATAGATCCACACCTAGAACGAATGCGATGACCTTTACAAATAAAGCCCCGTAGAAAATGTAAATTCCTAGTTTGAATGCTTTGTCGCTAAATTTATTCTTTTTCATTGTTTCTACCTTTCTGTGTTAAAATGGTAGTGATGATTTAGGTTCATCACTTAAGCGCCCTTACTTTCGATGGATGGAGCGCTTTTTTGTTCGTTCTGATACAGCAGCTTTAGTTCCTTAAGGCTATATCCAATCAACCTCGCTACGGTCTTTGTACGTACTTTGTAGCTAAAGATCCAATTGACTCCCAACTCTTCTTTGTCAATCTGTAATGCTTTTTCAAAGAGAGCTGTTAGGTCTCTTCCTGAATACGTGCTAAGCCTTCCTACTTCCGTTTTGTTTAAATAGGGCATTGCAATAAGCTGTTCTGTACTCTTGATGACTTTCACTAAATCTCACCTCTTTTCTAACTTCCAAGAAATTTGTTGATGAAGTACTGCTGTCCTTTGCCAGTCACTTTGGTTGTCTTAGTGATACGTACACTGCCATCAGGGTTGTTAATGGTACGTTCTTTGACTTCGAACAACTTTAGTTCCATAGATTTTTGAGTTGGCATGTTCTTACTGTTTCCGCCCTTAATGAGATAATCGTGATTTCTAAGCCACTCAAATAAACGCTTTTGTCCAATGTCATGTCCGTTCTGTTTAATAAGTTTTGCTAGATCTCCAATCAAGATTGATGTATCAGCCGTCGCTACTGCATCAGCGAATAGCGCTTTAGGCTTCATTTCTTGAATAATGATTTCCTTTTGTTTCAACTGCTCACCAGCTTGCAAAAGCAAATCCGCTAACGATTGAGGATTGTGGGTGATGTCGTACGCTTTTTCATCTGTCAGATACACACCAGTCTTTCTAATTGCTGGCAAGACTTCTGATGTGATCCATTTTCTGAATTCCTTAGCATTAGGCTTGTCGCTTCGAAGAATAACCGCATATAATCCGCTTTCTGTGATAACAGTAGTATTCTGAATTCTGCCAAGCGCATCGATGATATGAGTCTGACTCACCTCATCTCCCTCTAGTCTTTCTGCAACCCTACTAGGTGTCGTTAGTCCTAAAACGTCGCATACGTCTTTCAATACCCAATATGGCTGATTGTTTAGTTGTACTGTTCGTACAGGTAGATTTTGAAAATTGAATGTTTGTAAATTGTTCATTAATCCTCCTTCTGTTGTCGCGTTTATGCCACTCATTCTCCAAAAAAAATAGAGTTTGCCACATCTGCACTCAGATTAAGGACTGACGCCAACTTGGATACTTCGGATACCGTGAAGGACTCGCCGTTCTTGGCAAAACGTCGATAGATTGTGGCTCTATCTTTGCCAAGTATCTTCGCTATGTCATCCTTAGAAATTTTTTTCTCGCGTAGGATATCTTCGAATTTCGTGATGTTCATAAATAGTTTCCTTTCCAGTAGCATTTATGCCACAACCAAAGATTAACCTATCTTTTTTTCATTGTCAATTAAAAAATTGCAAATTTGCCACAAATTATCTTGAAATTATCGCAAAATTGCGATTATAATACTGGCATGGAGGTATATTAAATGGAAACAGTAGGAATGCGAATAAGGAAAAGACGCAAAGAACTTGGGATTTCAGCGGATGAACTTGCTGAAGCAATCGGCAAAGACAGAACTACAATTTTTAGATATGAAAAAGGGGCTATTGAAAAGATGCCTATCGACATCTTAAAACCTATAGCTAAAGCACTTAGAACAACACCTGCAGCTCTCATGGGCTGGGAAGATACACCTGCGGATGTGACTGATTCATGTACAGTTAAAATTGTGCCATCAGAAGACGGAAAATCGAAAACATGGATTTTTAACTTTGCGCCAGAAGTCCAAGAAGACATCTATGCATTTGGCAGAGCTGCTAACGAAATGACAGAAAAAGAACGCGAAGAGATGATGAACTTCTTAAAGCGTATGTACAAGGAGCACTTCTGATGATCCATTCTTGCTACGCTGCTGTCTATAGCACCCTTCTACGGGTACGACATAGAGCCAACATCGCTTACCCTTTTGACCCTATCACCCAACTTACAAACTACTTTCCAGAAATAAAGCTAATCAAATACTCCTCTCTAGATCCTGTAGACCTTGCAACTGCAAAGAAAACACATCCTTATGGTTTTTCAATCATAGGTGTTACTACTGGATCCATGCAGATTTATTACAACGACCTCAATCAATGCTTAAAACGTCAAAGATTTACAATTGCGCATGAACTCGGGCATTTAATGCTCGGACATGTAGGTATGTTAAAAACATCACGCTTTGAAGAGCGCTGTGCTGATTGCTTTGCTCGAAACATTCTTTCCCCTGTTGACGTTATTGAAGAAGTAGACCTTCCATTAGAAACAACAATTATTAGTGAATATTTTGGGATAACTGCTTCAGCCGCACAAATGCGTGTAGACTTTTTCAACACTGATAAGCTAAATTCGAACATACCAGCATACGCATAAAAAAATCCGACTGCAGCGAACAGTCGGACGGCAGTAAACTCACACAACCAATGTGCTTTTACTGTACTCAATTTTAACACGAAAGGAGTGTTATATGGAACAGATAGAAAGGTATTTAGAAGAGATTGAATCAGCACTCTACAGAATGTCACCTACAGAAAGAGAACACTTAATGGAAGTGCTACATCTTGCATTTGCTGATTACTTTGAAAATAACTATAGAAAATCCTAGAAAGGAGTACGTATGTCTGCTTTAAAAGATAAAAAAACAGGTCTTTGGTACTATGTCTTCAAAGTGCAGAATCCAATTACAGGTAAATTATCCTGGAAGAAGAAACGCGGATTTGCCACAAAGCGTGAAGCTCAGCATGCAGAAGCTGACGCACAAAGGCTGAAACACGATACTGTCGGAGAGTTGACGTTCAAAGACATTTCACACCAGTGGGAAGATTACAGACAATCAAGCAAAGCAAGCCGTAGACAGCACACAGAGCACTTTGCAAAGCGATTCTCAGAACTTTATGAACTTCCTATCAAGAAAATAAAAAGAGCCGCTCTAGCAGACTGGTATAGCGCCTTATCGAAAGATACAACATACTCTACACAAACCAAAAACGTAACAATTTCTTACGTAAAGTCAGTCTATAAGTATGCAAACGAAGTCTATGATGTTCCGAATATATCTGCCCTTTTAAGAAGACTAAAGAAAACGGATTCCGAGATTATTAACGAAGAAATGAGCGTTTGGACTGTAGATGAATTTAATCAGTTTATTTCAAGCGTTGATACTGAACTATATAAGCTGTTTTTCTCATTCTTGTTTTGGACCGGATGTCGCCGCGGTGAAGCCATTGCTTTACAAAAGAGCGATATCGAAGATGACTGGATCACAATTAAGTACAGTCAGCGAAGTGCATTAGAAGGTCTCAAACCAACAAAGACTAAGAACACACGAAAAATACAGATGGATAGCAAACTGCTTTCATCGTTACAGCCTTTACTAGATGCTCCAGGTAACTACCTTTTCGGTGGAGAACACCCACTATCTCCGACAGAAATATCTCGCCAATTTAATAAAGGAATAGTAAAAAGTGGAGTAAGTAAGATAAGAATTCATGACTTGAGACACAGTCACGCTACCTTTTTAATCAATAGCGGTGTGAATATTGTTGCAGTTTCGAAAAGATTAGGGCATACCAATATTGAGCAAACCCTGAAAACTTATACACACCTACTAGATCAAACAAATGAGGCACTAATAAACACGATAAATATCGCAAAAAGTTGACCAAAAGTTGACCACTGCATAAGAAAACCCGCTATTTATGCGGG